ATGGATTTTGAAAATACACTTTCAACCGTTGATGAGGTCGATACCGTTCCCGCTGTGGATGCCGGTGCAGATACCGGCGCGGACAACGGCTCTCAAGTTATCGTTGTGCAGGGCGAGCCTGCCGCCTCGCCGCAGCAGTCCACCATGCTTGACCCTCCTACGCTGGAAAGCGCTGGCTTGCCCTATGTGGTTCGCTCCGTGTTCGGCAGCTACCATCAGCGTACCCAGACTGTGACCACGGTGGAGGCGGACGGCTCTACCACGTCCTCTATCGAGCCGGTTAACGGTCTTGCCGGTCTTGACTGGTATTGGCTCTCCGGCGTATTCCTGTTTTCTCTCGTCCTGTGGAGCTTCTTCCGCTTTTTAGGGGTGGTGTTCAAACGATGACAGAAATGGTTGATTTTTGCACCGCCATTCTTGGCGCTATCTGTGACTTTCTCATTGAGCCGCCTATCTTCTATCTGTTCAGTCTAATTTGCTTCGCCGTTATCGTTGGTATTGTGCGCAGCTTACTTAGAAATCACTAATGAAAGGAGCGTTGCCGAACGACTGAGGTTGCTGCTGTCACTGTCAGCTCTCTGCTGACCTCCATCGGTACTGTGTTCACCGCCGTCATTGGCTGGGTCGGTACTGTGGCGAAGACCCTTGCGGGCGAGCCTATCTTGCTGCTTGCTTGTGTGGCTATCCCCCTGTGTGGTCTGGGCGTTGGTATGTTCAAGCGTCTGCTGTCTGCTCGCGCTTGATAGCTCCCGCGCTCCCCAAAATCTAACGAAAGGAATTGCGTATTATGGCTGAAATCATTTCTTCCATTACCAGTGTGTTCACCGCCGCTATCGGCTGGGTCGGCACTGTGGCCTCCACTATCGCCGGTCAGCCCATTCTGCTGATCTCCTGCGTGGCTATCCCCCTGTGCGGTCTGGGTGTGGGTATGTTCAAGCGTCTGCTGTCTGCCCGCGCCTGACAATAAAAAAGAGGGGGTGTGCGTGCGCTCACCGCACACCCCCTCTTGAATCTACACTTTCAAGAATGGTGATGCTATGAAAATCAATTTCCCCAAGTTGAAGCCCCGTGCTAAGCCTGTGGCGCTCTCTCTGTACTTCGGAATCCCCGGCGCTGGTAAATCTACCTTTGCCGCCTACCTTGCCAAAAAGGACATGAAAAGAGGCCGTAAGGTCTGGTCTAATTTTGGCATTACCGGCGCTATGAAATGCGAAAAATCCGACTTCGGCAAATACATGATGACCGATGGCCGATTGATTATTGACGAGGCCGGTTTGGAATATGATAACCGCAAGATGGCTATGACCAACGATGAGATTTATTTTTTCAAGTATCATCGTCATTACCAGTTGGACGTGGACTTTTTCAGTCAAGGTCTTGACGTAGATATCAAGATTCGTAAGCTGGCTCGTCATATCTATCTTATCAAGCCTTCTCTGCTCCCGTTCTTCATCAAGCGCAAGGAGATAGGCCGCAAGGTCGGTATCAACGACATGACCAAGGAAATTTGTGACGAGTATTTCTTCGTCCCGTTCATTGCCGGTGGCACGAAACTGATTTTCTGCCCGCCCCTCTGGAAACTGTTCAATACGCTTTCCCGGAAGCCTCTGCCCGAAAAGGAATGGGAAGTCTGGTAAACGCCCCCGCCCTACGGCTGGGGCTTTTCCTTTGCCCTCTGAGCTTCGATAGAAACAGGGGGTATACGAATATACCCCCTGCGTCTACCGTTGCTGTTTTTACCCACGGTAAAGGACTATCCGCAAATCTCGTACCCGTTGCGTTTCATCCATGCCGCCGCTTGATGCTCCTGCGCGAAAGTCCGGCTCTTGCGCTTCTGTCTGTCCCGCCCTTGCAGCGTCTGCCCGCTGGCTGCCTGTATCTGATACCGTACCTTGCCGTGCTTGGTGACTACGTTGTAATACACGGCCTGTCCCTGCTGATTGATGCCTTTCATATCCTGTCCCTTCTCCCCGTGTAGCCGGTAGGTCAGCTTTTGAAAATGCACTTTCAAAGTGCTTGTTTGTCCTCGTCTTTCAGCCAGATCTTGACGGTGATGCTCTCGGCGTTCGGGTGCGTGAATTGATACGCTTCTACCCACCTCGGAATATCTGCCAGCGGCATTATCGGGTAGTGCTGCGTTCTGTTGTTCGCCCCCGGAAAGTAGCACCGGATACTCATTGCATAACTCGGCTTTGCTTTCGCCATTACTCCACAACCTCCATTTTCTCCATGCAGTCCCCGCAAATCAGGTTGACCGCCTTTGTTGCCCGGACGCTGTTCTTGCAGCAGGGACATACATATTTCCGTGTGCTGCTGCGCTTCGGCGGCTCTGTGCTGCCGCCTGTCTGTGTGCCGCCGTTCCCGGCCTTGCCGCCCGTACTGGCTGGCGGTGTCCAGCCGCCGCCGCGATTCATCATGATTTCAGACCAGCCCTGCGCTATGATGTAGTCAATCAGGCTTTCGCTCGGCTCTGTGATAGTCCACCCATAGGTGGGGTGATGCTCGATAATCAGCCCCCGCCGCTCTGCTTCTTCCTTGAATCTCTTGTTGTGGTAGGTGTTCCCCCGGCTGCAATCCTGTACCCCGTGCGCAAGGTTGTACAGGTGTACCGCCTCGTGCATGATGGTTGCAACGACATTCTCGATGGGCCGTTGCAGCGTCTCCGCTCCTATGTTCAGCTCGTGCCGCCGTTCCTCGCCCTTGCTCTTCCAAATCTTGGATACGGTTACATGACCGTATGCTCTCGGCGTACTCTGGATGGTAATAATAGGCTCTTCCAGCTCCCCGCCGAACCAGTCTGCATTGATGGCGCGGAAAATCTTCTCAAGGTATCCCGCTGTTCTGCTTGTCTTGATGGTGTCTTTCATGTGTGTACTCCTTTCCTTGTCCTGTGCATTTCCGCCCGCGCCCGTGGCGCGATAGATTTGCTTCTTAGATTCGAGCCTGAGCTGCTATGTGATTGGGCGGATTTGCTTTTTCCGTTCGGTATGATATGTTGCGCCCTCGCGGTCGGCGTGATCTCAAGGGCGTCTCGAATAACCCTTCCGCTATTCGATTTGCCCCTTGAGTTCTCGCCGTCGCCGCGAGTTAGGGCGCATCATATCAGAACGGAGAAAGCATTTTCCGCCATCGCATCTGCGATGCGATACCTTGCAGTAAAGAATTTTCCGCCGTCCCCCGCAAGGCGGAAAATTGTTTTCTGATAATCCTTCGTCCCGCCGCAGCGGAAAACGCCGCACTTGCAGTCACGCAAAAAGTGTGGTAAAATAAGCAAAACGAAACGCCAAGGGTATAAAACCCTCGGCGTTCGTTGCATTTATAGGACTTTTGAATCTACACTTTCAAAAAGGAGGACAGCATGAAAAAGTATCGTCGTCTTGACTGGCCTGACCGCCTTTGCATTGAGGCTATGTATAACAATGGCAGCTCCTGCGTCTGTATTGCCCGATACCTCGGCTTTGCCCCATCCTCCATATATCGTGAAGTCAAGCATGGTCTGTATGAACATCTGGGCGCTGAAACTACGAAAAGGCCGTGGCGCTACTCTGCGCAAATCGCACAGGACTACGCAGACTATCAGGCCACCTCTAAGGGCGCTGATATAAAGCTGTCGAACAATTATAGCTATGCGGATGAGATAGCCCAAAAAGTCAGGCTGGGTGTTTCGGTTGATACTATCGTGAATATCAAAAAGCGAAACGGTGAATGGACGGTCAGCACGACCACGCTGTACCGCTACATAGACCGTGGCTATATCCCCGGTGTGACCAGTAAGCACCTCCCGGAAAAGCCCCGCCGTGCTAAGCGCGGGTCAAGCACTGTCAAGGCTGTCCGCGCTCCTAAAGGCTTGCCCATAGACCGCCGCCCTCCGCTCATAGACGAAAGAAAGGCTTTCGGTCATTGGGAGTTTGATTCCGTCATTGGTAACGCCAAGGGGCAGAGACAATCAATACTCACATTGACCGAACGCAAGACCCGCTATGAGATTATCTTCCGCGCCGCTGCTAAGACCAGCGCCGCCACCGTTGCAGCCCTCAATAAAATCATCCGGCAGTTCCCAAGAGGCACATTCCAGACTATTACCGTAGATAACGGCTCGGAATTTCAGGATTGTCGCGGTATGGAGCATGACCCGCAGGGTATTAAGCGCCTGACGGTCTACTATGCCCATCCGTATAGCTCGTGGGAGCGTGGCACGAACGAGCGCAATAACCGTATCGTTCGCCGCTACTTTCCGAAAGGCAAAAGCCTTGCAAAAGTCACGCAAAAACAGTGTGACGCAGTAGCGGCGAGTATAAACGCCATGCCCCGTAAGATTTTAGATTGGCATACCGCCCAAGAGCTTTTTGAACAGGAAATCGCAAACCTCATGAATCAGCCATAA